GATGAAGCGTTTGTTTGACGTCTTGTTGTTGTATCGATTCTTGAGCTGCTTTACCATGTACTGACCAAGCTTCTCGAGCTGCTCGGTCTCGGTCAAAGAGATCATGAAGTCTGCCGTTCCAGTCAGAGCGAACGAATCGGCGATGTCCGTCATGTTCGGATCCGACGAGTTCATGCCCATACGATTGACCTGCGTGGCAGTCCAGATCGGAACATTGAACTCAATGGCGAGCCCTCTGAGCTCTTCTGACACGGCCTTGACGAACGAGTTGGTATTCACGGATCCGGATAGACCCTTCACTCGAGCCGACGAGCAGATGCCGATGTAGTCGATGAAGATGATCTCGGGAATGAAGTTCTTCTTCATCTTCAGCTCGTTCAGCAGGGCTCGAAAGTGACCAGAGTGTGCGGCCGCCGTTGGATATTCCTTGATGATCAGCTTGCCCTGAGTCTTCGCGGCGATCTTCTTTACCTTGGAATCAAACACGTCTCGAGGTAGGGCTTCGATCTGATCGAGGGTAACGTCGAAGAGGTTGGCGTCGATGCGTTCTGCAATCCTTTCTTCGGACATTTCCAGTGTGATGTACAATACATTCTTGCCTTGAGACAGATAAGATGCGGCCAGATGACACATGACTAGAGACTTACCTACGTTCACACCGGCCATCACGAGGTTTAGAGTCTTCTAGGGCACTCCGCCTCGAGTGATGGAGTTTAACATCTCGATATCGAAAGGCAGACGAGATTCTTTCTTATGATAATACTCGTAACGCTGAGACGCATTCTCGAGATAGTCGTGACCAACATTTGTATCGAATGTGACGGACAAAGCCTTCTGCAGAATGTTTGGAATCATTCCAGGCGCTACATCCTTACGCTTGCCATCGATGATAGCGATAGACTCCATGACGGCCAAGAACACGGAACGTTCCTGACACCACTTCTCGGTCTGATGTAGAAGCCAATCAAGATCGACCTTCTCTGCCTTCTGTAGATCTGCAAGGATCTCGGCGGCCTGATTGCGAGTCTCGAGCGAGCCATTAGTAGATCTCTCGAGCTCGATCATGAGAGCTGGAGTTGTCGGTAGCTTGTTGTACTTGAGGATGAACTCGAGCATGAGCTCATAGGCCACACGCTCGCCTCCCTCGAAGTATTCGGGCTTGACGTGAGGCATCGCCTTGCGGCAGTAGCCCTCGTCGTTGATAAACGTCTGTAGTACTAATTTTTGTAGATTACTTTCCATTCAATTTTCCAATCTTTGCGTCCTGACTCGACAGTATTCCTGTGAGCAGATCGCCTGCATAGTGTTGAAACCTAGGATTATTTGAGACGTCGGATCGAGAGTACAGCGTGTAGTTGAACGACAACTTTGCCACGCCGAGGCTCGGCTCTTCGGTCACACGAACGTACTCGTAGCTATATAGCGTGCCGGCGAACTCCCCGGTCAACAATTTTACCATCGTCACACCGGGGACGTTCGGTGACGTCATCAGCACGTAGTCGATGTCCTCAATCGGCATCTTCTTCAGACCCAGCATTCGGACGAGAGGTAAGCATTTCCTTGTGGCCCATTGAGTAGCGGTTCTTAACATATTCTTTGAAGTCAGTCTTTTCGTAGATGGTGTTCCAGAACGAGTCGTCGAAGGTCTGATCGGCGCGGAGCTTCTTGGACAGGTCCTTCTTGGTCTTCGGATCGTGGGCGACGTACCAGCCGACCTGAGGCTTGGTAACGTATCCACCCTCGAACGCCACGTCAAGGAGACCAGAGTTCCTCTCGATGCCGCCTTCCCAAGACACGGAGATCGAAATCTTGGACTTCTCACGAACAAACCGAGACTTCTCGACGTTGATGATGAAGTGATAGCCCTTCATCTCATCACCGTCTTTGTCCTGCTGACGACCAATGATCCAGATCGTATCGGCCGAGTAGTAGATGCCGGTACCGCCAGAGACAATATCTTTAGGATAAAGACTCTGTTCTTTATACGTATGATTGATTACGATAAGGGGTATGTCTTTCATCTTCAATAATGGTGTAACCATTCTGAATAACGCTTTTAGCGCTTTGGCTCGAGTCATATCCGCTACAGATTTTTCATTGATAGCATCTTCCACTTCTTTCTTTGAAGCAAGATTGCCAATAGAATCAATCATGATGACGACCTTATCACCACGATTGAAGTTTTGCAACTGCGATACTAAATCAAATTTTAACATTTCAATATTAGTAATTGGTGAATGAAATACGCGTTCTTGATCTATTCCAAAGCTAGAGAAATATGTTTTTGGTGAACCAAATTCAGAATCATAAAATAAAACTATTGAATCTTTATGTTTTTTCAAATATGCTGAGCATATCAACAACCCATAAGAACTTTTGAAATGTTTAGATGGACCAGCTATACATGTGACACCAGATGTTAATCCTCCATCTAGCGAACCTGATAGCGCAACATTCAACATCGGAATCTCTGTTTGAACTAAGTCATGTTCAAACATCTTAGATTCAGATAATGTGCTGGAGTGTTCTAGTTTAGAAGCTTTTCTTATTTTATCAATTAGTGGATTCATTGTTTTAGTATTATAAACTGCTGATTGTTAATTGTACACCGATTAAGCCATAAATGTTTCCAGTGAGGCCGCTTCTCCAGACGTGACGCACTGACGCACGTTGTCCTGAATCAAGAATCCGTCCGCGTAGTCGTCGAGCGGAAGCTTATCTTCGAGAAACATCTTGACCATTCGAGCCGGATGTTCGGCCGTCGTGACCGGAACGTTCTGACACACGTGATTCAAATTACGAAGCGGATTCAGGAGTTGAAAGTCCAGGGGCATCTTCATGATCGATAGGCACTCACGGACGTTGAGGAATCGATCATGACGGTGATGCGTGAGCATCGTGGGCATGTGACCGACAAATGCGCCGATGACGTCGCACGGTACCTCGATCTGCTTACGCATAATGTTTCCACCCATGCCTAGCTTCAGATGCATTCCCTTGGATCGTTCAGCGAGCTTAGAGAATCCATTCTTTTCCATCCAAGCTGCCACACGCATGTAGTCGTGACCCGGTGCTCCCTCGATCGAGCGAAGCACATTGGCCGTTCGAGTGAGTGACTCGGCAAACTTGCGATGAGAGATGCCTCCATGAACTTCTTCGAGGAGGTAGCGATAGTAAGGATCCTGTGAAGGAACCTTCTTCGAAGTCAAGATCTGAGACATTGGGTCGTTCTTGGCCGCTCGACGAGCCATCTCGATCGTGTCTTCGATGCGTTCGTTGGAAGAGTGATTGCAGTATTCGAGGAGCGGAATCTTATCTCCTTGCCAGAAGAAGTAGAACGTACGTTCACGGACCTGTGAGAGTCCATGTACTTTTGACTTGGTCTTGAAGATCGAGAAGGTATAGCCGTTCTCTTTACCAATCTTACGAAGGCGATCCACGACCGGCTCGCCGAGCTTCGATGCGAGGCGCGGAGCATTCTCACCCCAGAACACGCGAGGCTTGATGTTGCCGAGGACGTACTCGGCGGATCGAAACATCCACTCATTCATGGCGCTCGAACCGGATGCGGTAGGCGAGAGGGCAGACAGACCTGAACAAGGGCATACCGTATTGATCACGTCCACTCGATGCGGCACCTTGGCTCCCTCATCGATCACATGATATGGCACCTCATGATTGTAGTAGTTGAGGAGGTGCGAGTCGTTGTTCTTAAACGGAGAGAACGAGAGGATGTATTCAGGACGAGTGCCAAATACATTTTGCTGAGCGATTGTCTCGCCGCCGATGAGTGGTACGATCGATGCGTGTGTCATTCAAAAAAGGTTTCTAGGGAGTTATGCGGTACTTCTAATAATTCAGGTTTATGCGGCACTTTAGATAATTTCTTCGGAGTGCTGAAGGTATCTATTCCATTCCAATGAGGATAGAACTCGCGCGAGAGATGAATCGAATGAGGCTTCTCCATGAACTTAAAGTCAAGCTCGCCTTTGGCATTCAGAAGATAGTCGGTCCAGCGAATGAACTT